TTCAGTACTTTTTTCGAAGGACGGTAGACGGATTGAAGGCCGTTTTTGTCACGAGGGCGGATGAGCCGAAACGAACATCAGTTCGAGGTCATCAAAGACATCAACGAGACGCTCAAAGAGCTTCTCAAGGCCTCCTTCAAGGGATCAGGCTTCACCACCGTCACCATCAGTACGGACCGACCGAAAAAAGACAACATCAAGAACATGCCCACGGTGAGTTGCTACATGTACCACCTGGGCTTCCATCCCGGTTACAAGGAGCGTACAGACAGTCTGGTCTCGTCGTTCGATCGGGACGGAAACATCGTCGAATATTATCAGGATGCTCCTGTGTACATGTTCGCGCACTTCATCATCTCGGTATGGGGAAACTCTCCCAACGAAGAGAACTTACTGATGGGGCTCGCAATCAAGACCTTACTCGAGCATCCAGTGATGGAAGGGGAACTGTTAAAAGGAGACTCCTTCTTTCCGGACGACAAGCTGAATGTGTATCCAAATCTGCAAGCGGATTTCAACGATACACTCTCGTTCTGGCGCAGCCTCAACGAGGAACTCAGACCGTCAATTTATTACTTCGTCCGATTCCGCATCGAATCGGATCGAAGATCTTCAGAGGTGCGGCGCGTGATGGGAGCTGATTTTTCAGTTCGCTGATCAACCCGCTTTGGGTGCATTTAGGTAGTAATAACAATTTTTTACTCGTGCTTTAGTTATTGAGTTTTAGAGGAAAGGGAGGAAACGGATGGCGACTTCATACCTATCCCCAGGTGTCTACGTCGAAGAGGTCGATCGCGGTACGAAGCCGCTTGAGATGGTCGGAACGAGCACTGTCGGATTTATTGGCGAGTGCAGCATTGGCCCGGTCAACGAGCCGATCTTCATTACGAACTGGTCTCAGTTCACGAAGCACTTCGGTGACTTCCAGAACTCCGAGTACCTGGCGCATGCCGTGTATGGCTTCTTCAACAATGGTGGTGGCCGTGCTTTCGTATTGAACGTTGGCGGCGGTGATGATGCCAAAGAAGAGGGCAAGAAGGGTGCAAAGCCTGCTAGCAAGGCAGCCCTTTACATCGGTACGGACAACGGCCCCGGTACACGAACCGGACTGAAGTCTTTCGAAGATGTCGAGCAGATCAATATTCTCTGTGCGCCTGGGCAGACCGACCCGGCGATTCAGGACGCAGTGCTCTCGCACTGTGAGAACATGCGGTATCGCTTTGCGATTCTGGACAGCCCCGAGACCATCGAAAAAGGTGGTGTCGACAAGCTTCCCAAGCCGCGTGATTCAAAATACGGTGGATATTATTTCCCCTGGGTGGAGGTCTACGACCCGATCCGTGGGAACGTTTACCAGCCCCCGAGCGGGTACATGGCGGGCATTTACGCCCGTAGTGATGGTGAACGTGGCGTACACAAGGCCCCGGCGAACGAGCTCGTTCGTGGCGCTCTGGGTCTGAAGTACAATATCACCAAGGGTGAGCAGGATATTCTTAACCCGAAGGGTATCAACTGCATTCGTGAGTTCCCCAACCGCGGTATCCGTGTATGGGGTGCGCGAACCATCTCCAGTGATGCGAGCTGGCGCTACGTGAACGTGCGTCGCCTGTTCAACATGGTCGAGCAATCGATTGAGTTGGGTACGCAGTGGGTGGTATTCGAGCCCAATGACCAGCGTCTTTGGAAGCGGATCACTCGTGATATCTCTGCATTCTTGCTTCGCCTCTGGCGACAGGGTGCCCTGTTTGGTCAGACCCCGGAGGAGGCCTTCTACGTCAAGTGTGACGAAGAGACCAACCCACCCGAGGTCATCGACGCAGGTCAGCTCATTGTTGAGATCGGCATGTGCCCGGTGAAGCCCGCTGAGTTCGTCATCTTCCGCATCGGTCAAATGCCGACCGGTGGTGACGTTAGCGAGTAATCTCTTCGAGTTTTTCTCGATAAAGGCCCTGGCCGTGCAGACGGCCAGGGCTTTTTTTTTCGTTGCTCGTGGTTTCTTTCTCTTAAACCAGAGTCGGGTTGCAACGGCGGCCCCTTGAAACCACCTTAGAAATCTGCGAGGTTTCAATCCTCACGCGGAACCATTAAGGAGACGGCATGGCATTCCAAACAGAGTTCGAGTTTACTCTGCCCCGTGGCTACGTAGACAAGGACGGGAACGTTCACCGAAAGGGAGTCATGAGACTTGCGACCGCGAAGGATGAAATCCTTCCGCTGCAGGATTATCGGGTACAGAACAACCGAGCGTACCTTGTAATCATCCTGCTATCCCGGGTCATTAGTAAGCTGGGCGATCTGAAGTCCATCAATCCCAGTGTGGTAGAAGAACTGTATAGCGCAGACCTTGCCTATCTTCAGGACTACTACCGACGCATTAATGAAGAGGGTACGTCGAAGGTACCGGCCAAGTGCCCCTCTTGTGGTCACCAGTATGATTTCGACCTAGGCGGTGATCTGGGGGAATCGTAAGCTACCCCCTGGAACGCATTTACCAGGAGGTAGCTTACATTGCGTACCACTTCCATTGGTCGGTCGACGATATTCTTCACATGGAGCATCGCGAACGACAGATTTGGGTGAATCAAATCTCTGAAATTAATAAAGAGATTAACAAGACCCGACGCTAGATCCCCCCCTTTCCGAACGCCCTCCACAACTGCTATACTTCTGTTCGTATACTTTTTCTGATTCCACATCTTAAAGTTTGCATAGAACTTGCAACACCAGGATCTGTCCAAGTTGCTCCAGAGTGGCTCATGGCGCAGTCACTCGATCGCACTTCCAGCCTGGGACAGTTGTCCCGGGTCTGGAGACCCTGGTGGTGCCTGGACACCACGTGTCTACGAACGCGTGGTTTGATTGAACAGGAGAATCATGGCTTCGGTCCGTCCCCCAGGCATATATCCCGCCCCGAGTGAAAGGCGCTACACCCCCATTGAGATGGTCAGGACGGGGGTCGTTGGATTTGTCGGTCTCACACAGAAGGGACCTACGAACACGCCGACACTCGTCCGTGACATGGAAGAGTTTCACTCTAACTTCGGTCACCTCCCGGTCTCTACTTACCTTGAGTCAAGTGTTCGAGGCTTCTTCGAGAACGGCGGCGACGAGTGCTTCGTCCTACGAACCTGTCACCTGACAGACAAGGGCCGAGGAGAAATCGCCAAACCCGCCGAGCTTCGACTACGCGATGCGAATCAGCGCCTCACAGTACTCGTTCAAGCTCGTAGCGAAGGTATGTGGGGCAATGATATCCAGGTCCAGGTCGAGCGCCCGGAAGCGCGAGTACAAACCTTCCTCACCCTGGATATGCATGAGGGTGACCTCATGGCGACCATACGCTCCACCCACGGTTTTCGCCGTGGCACAGTCGTTCGAATCTATAACGACGATCATGAAGAGTTCCGTACCATCACGGAACTCGACGGTAAGAACATCCACTGGCGAATTGATCAGCCGATTCCACACCGGTTCGAGTCAGGCGCTCCCACTTACGTGGAACCCGTCGAGTTCAATGTAACCGTGTCGACGCTTAAAGAGAGGGAGACGTACAAAGAACTCAGTCTGGCCCCGAGCTCAGATAATTACTTCTCGCGAGTGCTCAACCAGCAGTCGAGACTGATTCGAGTCATCGATATGCGCAATGACTCGGCGATACAGGATCGGTACCCCGTCGCGACCAGTGTGCAGAGCCTCGCCGGCGGGAGCGACGGGATCTTTAACGTCACTCCCGACGATTTCATTGGCATGAACATTGGCCCGGAAGAGCGATATGGGCTCGCCGCGTATGAGGCCAATGAAGACATTGACATGCTCGTGATACCTGACCTGTTCTGGTGCGTAGAAAACAGTACCGGCTTTCGTTCAATGCGAGATGCTGAGGTCGTTCAGCAAGCCATGATCAGCCAGTGCGAACGTACGAAAACTCGCTTCGCGGTACTGGACTTCCCGAACCATCAAAACTACGTACATGCCCTTCAGTGGAGGCTGCTGTTTGACAGCGCCTATGCCGCTTTCTACTACCCCTGGGTCGTAGTCGACCACGAAGGAGACCAGCGTCACATTCCGCCCTCCGGTCACGCGGCAGGAATCTACGCACGTTGTGACCGAGCCATGGGCGTCCACCGAGCTCCGGCCAACGAAGAGTTGGAGGAAGTCATTGACCTCTCCGTCCTACTCCAAGAGCAGGATTTGGGGTATCTGAATCAACAGGGTGTTAATTGTATACGCTCCTTTGCCAAACGAGGATTGCGCATCTGGGGCGCCCGAACCACCTCATCCGATCCCATCAACCGATACATCAGTGTCCGCAGAACAATTTCAACCATCATTCGATCGATGGAGAGAAACCTACAATGGGTCGTTTTTGAACCCAATGATCCACGATTGTGGAAATCAATTAGCCATGCTTGTGGGTTCTTCCTCACACAGCTTTGGAAGGCAGGGTATTTCAAGGGTCGTTCACCAGAAGAAGCATTCTACGTAAAATGCGATGCTGAAACGAACCCCCCTGAAACACGTGCTGCCGGCATGGTGGTCGTCGAGGTGGGTGTGGCGCCGATACGACCGGCCGAATTTATTGTGTTCCGTATTTCAGAAGAAAACGCAGACACAGAACCTGCAATGTAACAACGCCTCACCACCGGGTGAGGCAAATGGAGGAGCAACATGACG